GCCCCCCACCCCCTGCACCGCTGCGGCCGCTGCTACCGGTAGCCCAGTACGCGGTGGCGTTTGAGCTGGAAGCGGAGCGCGTCGCTGTAGTATTGCGGGATGTGGCGCTGCGTTTCGTTGGTTGCCGGCGCCAGCCAGGGGTTGCGCGGTATCCGCACGGAGCGGCGCGACAGGTCCCAAACCATCTGGATCTTCGGCTTGCGCTTTCCGCCCGTCACGCGGAATATGCCCTGCCGCCTGCCCAAGTCCATAAACACGAACTTGTTGCCGCCCTGGGCTGCGCCTTGCACGGCCGCCGCGTTCTGGGCTTTACGCGACAACCCCGCCCCGCTTTTCTTGCGAAGCTGTATGGCCTGCATTTTGTTCGGTTTGCGCGGTAGCCTGGTACGCTTTGCGCCCCGGCCCTGCCCTGCCGCGTAGCTGGTTGCTATGGGCTGGTTGCGGCCCCCGCCCGTTTCAGTGCCCCCGAACTCCTGGGTCGCCAGGTAGTCCGCAATGCTGCCCGTTATCGCCTCCTGCTTTCGAATGTCCAGGCCGCGGGCTTGCTGGACGCGTACCGACGACACGGTGTACTTGTTGCGCGTCGTCATGCCTTCCCGAATGTTGTCCTGTGCCCGCCTCCTGGTTTCGAATGCGGCCCGGTTGATTGTCTGTTTGGTCGCGAAGGGTAACGACCGCCCCGCGAACGTCTTTAGGTCCGATCCGTACTGCCTGATCTGTTCGTCGTCAATTCTAAGCATGGTGTGCCCTCCCTTCGCTGCAATGTACCATAAAGCCCGGAAAACGGCCTGTTTAGGGCCTTGTAACGCGATAAAACGCGGTTTACAAGTTCGTAACGCCACGGCGCGCAACGATATGCGCCTAGTAGTTACAAATTGTTAGCAGTTTTAACTTAACAGAACCCTTTGGGCGGCCCCTTTTTAAGTAAACCTATATACCCCTATCTTTTTTCTTTTACTCTTCTTATTTCTACTTTTAGAAGAATAGAAAGAAACATAAGACAGAAGCGCCACGGGCTAGGCGTGCCGCTGCTTTCAAGGTATTACTAGAATTGAAACTTGAACACCAGTAGACAGAAAGAAACGTAACGGTTATGGTGGGCGCTGCAATAACCGAAACAGGCCAACCACTACGAATCGCGGAGCAACTACCTATGCTAAACGTAAATACTTTCCTCGCCGACCATTGCAACTACGGCCCGGCCATTCGCTGTAAATCCGTTGACCTGTTCAACTGGTACCAACAAAATGGCGGGGAATTGGCCCGGCGTACCTTCATAAACGTGGCGAAAGCGTGCGCCCCAAATGGGGTTAAGTACGGCAATCACCGCTTTCTCGACGGCGTAACCTGCCCAGGCTTTGCCGGCATGGGCCCCACCCTGCAAACGGCCGCTACTTCGGGCGACCCGTCGGCGGCGCGTTTTGTCGGTGAGCTTTGTGCGTTCGACCCGCAGGCCAAAACGTCGGCTGCTGATCTTTACGCGGTATACGCTGCCTGGGCCGGGTTTAACGCCAGGCCGCGCAAGTCGTTTACGGCCTCGTTGCGTCCCGTCATGGCGGCCTACGGCGCACGGTACGGCGTACACCGGTTCAAAGACGGGTCGCTGCTCCGCGGCTTTACCGGGGTGTTTTTGGCGTCCGAATTTGACGAAGCACAGATAATACCGACCCACGTTACCTGCGCGGTAGCCGCTGAAATCATCGGCGTATCGACCACAAAGGTTTACGCGGCCATAAAGGCCGGCGACTTTGGCGAAGTGGTGCGCACGTCACCACGGGATACACGAATAGCCTTAGACGGCATTGACGCCTACACAGGATGCCTTGGTCGCACGCTTCGGCTGCGTATGGTCTGCGACTTGCTCGTGAGCGCCGCGAACCGCTCGCTAGACGAAGAGCAACGCCGGGACCTGGCCGACCTACGCCGGCGCCTTCGGGCCATGCGTATGTCACCGGTGGCCGACTGGCTGGAGTCGTCTTTGTACCTGCTGGACGCCCTGGAACTGGAAGCCGTGGCCGAACCGGGCCTGCTGCCCGCCGTCCAGGTCATGCGGACGTTGGTATGAAAGACCAATTTAAAACAACATACGGGAGCGTTTGCAGCGGCATTGAAGCTGCCAGCGTTGCATGGGAGCCGCTAGGTTTTTCCCCGCTTTGGTTCAGCGAAATTGAGGCCGCGCCGTCGGCTATTCTCAAGCACCATTGGCCAGCGGTACCGAACCTTGGCGATATGTTGGCGTTGCCGGCGCTCATAGCTTCTAAATTGGCCCCCGCGCCGGCTGTTCTGGTCGGCGGGACGCCCTGCCAGTCCTTTAGTGTTGCCGGTGCGCGACAGGGCATGAAAGACGCACGCGGCCAGCTAACAACAACCTATGTAGAGGTGTTAAATGAAATCGACAAACAACGCGGACAAGGCAACGAAGCTGCCTGCGTCTGGGAAAACGTGCCCGGCGTACTTAGTTCCGCCGACAACGCATTCGGCTGTTTTGTTGGCCTGCTGTCCGGGAGCGACGCTGCACTCTATCCCGAACCCCAACCCCCGGCCGGGAAGTCCAGCCAGTGGTGGCGCTGGAACAAAAAGGCCGAAAAGCACTGGCCCCGTTGGCCCTACGCTGGTTGTGTGTATGGACCCCAGAGAACAACCGCATGGCGCACCCTGGATGCCCAATATTTCGGAGTGGCCCAACGTCGCCGCCGTGTCTTCGTTGTCTCAAGTGCTAGAAACGGGTTTGATCCCTGCGCGGTTCTTTTTGAGCGCGAAAGCGGCCGCCGGGATTCTCCGCCGCGCCGGGAAACGCGAGAAAGAGTTGCCTCGGCAATTACGGCGGGCTCTCGAAAATGCGATAGAGGGGACGGGGCCGACAACTTGACGCCGTGTTTTTGGAACGGCGAACAAGTCACGCAAACCCTCGATGCGGTGCTGCACAAAGGCCAAACAATGCCGGAAAAAAACCGTTTTCCGGCTGTACTTCAAGAGGTTTCCGGGGTGCATGGCCCCACCTCGCACACCCTCCGGGGGGAAGGGTTTGACGGAAGCGAAGACGGGACTGGCCGGGGCACGCCCGTTGTTGGTTCTTATTCGCTGGCGGTTCGCCGTCTTATGCCGGTGGAATGCGAACGCTTGCAGGGCTTTCCGGACAACCACACAAACGTTCCCGATTGGTATCAGTGCCGTTGCGGGTGCTGCTTCGAAGAGCACCTAGGCAAGTACGGCTGCCCCGATTGCTGCGGGGTTTTCCCCGCAAGACTGAAAAAAGTTTCGGATTCAGCGCGGTACAAAGCGATCGGGAACAGTAAGGCCGTGCCGTGCGCCGCCTGGATAGGTCTACGCTTGCAAAAAGAACTTAAAAAGTAGCACGGGGGGTTGCGTTACCGGAAACAAAGAGCGATAGTGTACCCACACTAAGACGAACCAACCGGAGCACGGCACCATGGGCACTTTTGAAGCTGGCAAGACGTACACGACCCGTAGCATTTGCGACCACAACAGCATTATCGAAATCACGGTTTTGCGCCGCACTGCCAAAACTATCGTCGTTGACCTGGGCTTTCTTCGCGGCGAAAGACGCCTTCGCATTACCGAACGCGACGGCCACGAAACCGTCAAGCCCTACGGCTCTTACAGCATGGCCCCGACTATCCGGGCGAAGTAAACCAACCAGGCGCCCTACGGGGCGTACCATCCCAACCAAAGGAAAAGCACAGTGACCCCCACATTTGATTTTATAGCCGCCCTGAAGTTCGCCAGCCACGCCCAGGCCGTGAACAGCGTGCGCTACTACCTCAACGGCGTTCTGTTCCGGTTCGTCGGCAACACCCTGGCCATGACCGCCAGCGACGGCCACCGGATAGCCCAGATCCGCCTGGGCATCGAAGGGTGCCCGCTGGCCGGCGACTATATCGTAAAGGCCGACAGCGTAAAGGCCGCCCTGGCCACGGTGAAGACGAAGCGCAACGACGACACCCGCGTACGCCTCGAACCCGCCCCGGACGGCTCCGGCGACCTGCTATTGACGGCGGGCCCGTTTATGCTGGCATTAGAGGTCCAGGACGGCCGCTACCCGGATTTCGAACGGGCCATACCGCACGGCGACCCGGTGGGCTGCCCGGTTATCGGTGTAAACGCGGACTACCCGGCGGCGGCGGCCACGGCGCTTAAACCATTACGGGCCGGGAAGTACCGGGCCCTTACCATGGAAACCTGGGAAGCCAACACGGCAATCCGCTTGCGCTGCACTCCGGATGCGCCCGGGTTGACCCGCACCGAAGGCGAAGCGGTGGTGCACGTCATGCCGGCCCGGGTCTGAAAAGAAAGTGGCGGGGCGCTTGCGTTACCGGAAACGAAGAGCGATAGTGTACCCACACTAAGACGAACCACCCGGAGCACGAACCATGGACACCATCCAAAGCAAAGCAACCTACGCCAGCAAAGTTAACGCAAAGCGCGCCGCGCACCGCAACGGCCACACCTTCGCCGGTTTCCGCACGCTGCCCAGCGGCCGCGTTGCTTACCTGCACAACGTTAACGTCAGCCTGATCGACGTTTTGAACGACAGCGAAGGCCGCGCCGCCATCGACGGTTTGGAAGACGTACTCTCCAGCCTGGACGGCAAAGACGGCGACACCACCCTGGAAGAAATGCGCGACGCCATGGTCAAAAGCATCGCCTACCGTTTCGGCTTCACCTACTCAATTTAAGGGGTCCGCACCATGCCTGAGTTCTACGACAAAAACGCCCGCGAACTGACCTGCCGCCATAAGCTCAATAGCTGCGGCGTACGCGCCGTTGAAGCCCACCGGGAGTGGGTCGAAACACGCGAAGACGGCTGGCGGACTTTGCGCGACGAAGCGCGGGCCGACGGGCTTTACTGGCTGAAAGAACTGAAGAGGGCGCAACAATGACCGCACTACTCGTTTTTCTGTTTTTCGGGGCCGTCCTGGTCGCCGTCGTCTACAACGCCAGGCAACCCGGCAACGCTTGGCTGGGCGCCATACGCGGCTTTGTTATCGGCTTTACCGTGTGGCTGGGCCTGGTCGCCGTCGTTATGTTGCTCCGGCTGGCGGTTATTTTTAGCGGTTGACGGGCTGCGGTTGCCGGTACTATCCTGCACCATACGCAAAGCACCAACAGGGCAAACAGAATGACAACCAAACCGCTTTTGACGCCTGCCGACGTTGCCGTTCGGCTCAAGGTTAAGCTGCGCACCGCCTACGATATGTTGGCGCCCGGCGGCAAGCTGCACCACTTACGGATAGACCTGGGCCACAAAACGGTTCGGGTCGACCCCGACAAGCTGGAACAATTCATCAACGAAGGCGCGCCGTACTATGCGGGTATCTGAGCAACTACGCGCCGCCGGCGTACCCACGTTTCCATGCTGGGCGCGATTCAACCCCGCAAAGAACCGCTGGGACAAAGGCCCGGCCGTCCCGCGCGGTGAGTCCTGGAAGCAATCGGCGCAACGCCCCTTCAACGACCCGGCCCTGGACTGGTCTTCGAACGTTATCGGCGTGCCCATCCCCGCCGGCGTACTGGTCCTGGACCTGGACACCTACAAGGGCGTCACCCGCCAGGCCGTCGAACAGTTCCTGGGCGCGTCGCTACCGTGGGACCGGGCCCTTATCCAACGCACCATTGGCGGCGGTGAGCACTACGCCTTCGCGTGCGACTTCCCGGCTATACAGGCGGACAGCCTGGGCGTCCAGGGGTTCGACACCAGGGTGGCCGGCAAGGGCTTTATCTGTTCCGGCCAGGGATACACGCCCGCCGGCTTCGGGCTGTTCGCCATGGCCCACCCCGAACAGCTCCCGGCCTTGCCGCCGCAGGCCCGTTCTGTCCTGGAACGCCACGAACCGGATCCGGTAAACCGCCAGCCGGCGACCCTGCCCGACGACAGCGACCGGGACACCGACGAGGTATTGAAGGCGCTCGAGCATATCGACCCGGCATGCCCCCGCGCGGAGTGGGTGAAGGTCGGCCTGTCGCTTCGCCACTACTACCACGACGACGAACCCACCGGCCTGGCGATTTTCGACCGCTGGTCCGCGGGCGACCTATGGGCCGGCGAACCGCCGCACAACTACGTGCCCGAACACGTCCCCGCCCAGTGGTCCAGCTTCAAGGCCGAAGGCGCCACGACCATCGCCACGCTCTTCTACCGGGCCATACAATGCGGGTGGCACCCGCCGGCGAACTTCGACACCTCCACGGCCTTCGGACCCGACGCCGCCGGCGCCGACGTGTTCAACGGGCTGGTCGAACGGGTCCGCCAGGACGGGTGCGACATACGCAAGACGCAAGACCTGGTCGACAGTATCCGGGCGGCCGGGTGCAACGCCCTGCAGGTCGCGTTGCTGGCGGCGGAACTCAAGACGGAACTGAAGGCCG